GGGCCGCCATTCAACGATCTAACCTCAACCCTCATCACCCTACATGCTCGACTGTCGCGCGTCTCTGCGGGCCGCTGGCGGGCCGGGCCTGCCTTGAGGGTGTCAACGGGTCCCATCCGGCGCGTTTTGGGCCTCGGGGGTCCGACGAGCCCCGGTTTCCGCGCTTTTTCCGAAATCGTCATAACACCAATCGCTTGACAGGGTTTTTCCGTGTCGACCACTTTGCACTGAAACGGGGTCGGGAACGCAAGGTCTCTAAAAACGTGACGTGCGCTTTTACGTCTATCTGGATTTTTTTTATTTTTTCTCACGTCACGTAGTCAAAACTAAGGAAATAGAGACCTAAGAAACCCGCGAGTAGCGAAAAAGCCTGATTTATTGCAAAAAAGGCACTCAAAGGTCTCTATAAACGGGATTTTCAAGTCGTCACGCGTTTGGCGTTTTTCTTGAAGGGTGCCGAGCCACAACGAAGTGGCTGGAATAGAGACCCTCATCGTAAGCGAAATTTCGCGATTCGTGCAAAAAAAAGCCCGACGTGCGGGGTCGGGCCTAAGACTCGGTGAGAGTCAGATGGAGCGGGCGCCGTGAAACACCCGCATTCAGATGGTACGTTTAGCGGCTGTGCCCGCTTTGCGTTAGATCAGAGTTCGTCATCAGGGTCGGTACTGCATTGCGATTTCGATGAAGATTTTCGCCTGCTGGGCGTTGATCGCGTTACCGTAGGCGCGCAGTCGTCCCACTCGGGAGGTAGCCCCATGAGCCAGCGGGAATGTGCCGGATTCAACTGGCCGCCACTTTCCATCCCGGCAGAACAGCCAGTCAGCATCTCGCCACATGCCGTTAGTCGGGCCGGTGCCGGATTGTCCTTCAACCAGTTCACCTCGTCCGTCAGGTTCAAGGTATGACCCTGCGCCAACCGCTTCGCCGGGTCTTGGCCGTTTCCGCGCAGGCTGTTCGGCGACTGACAGGTGGGCGTGCGCCAGCCGGCCAGATTCGCCTGCCTGGGCAACTGGTCGTATCGCTCCGATCCGTCCGCTCGCGGCTTGATGTCCGCGCCCGAGTCCTTCCAGTCGCGCGTCGTCGGCGTGGTCCATCCTGAAAACGCGAGTTTCACCGTTTCCGACAATCCCATGTTCACCTTCGAGCCATCCGGCATTCGCCCTGTCATGGACGCGCCTTTGCGCGGACCCTTGCCGCCGCTTCCGTCGCTGGCTTTCGGCGTAGGCCATCCAGTAGAGTCGGTCGCGGATGTGCGGAGCACCGACGCTCGCAGCCGGAAACGGGACCGACCCGAACCCGTATCCCAAGCCTTCCATGTCATCTTGTACAAGGTCGATCCAAGGGTTTGCGTCCTTGCTCGCAACCTGTTCTCCAAGAACGACTGGAGGTCGGTGGAAGTCGATGAGGTGATAAAAAGCGGGCCAAAGATGCCGCTCGTCAGCAAACCCGCCTCCCGCGCCCGCCGCGCTGAAAGGTTGACACGGACACGATCCTGTCCAAACTTCACGAGCATCGGACCATCCGGCCAGTCGGAGTGCGTAGGACCAGACTCCGATGCCGGCGAAGAAGTGGCATTGCGTGTATTCGATGAGGTCATAGGGGTGAATATCCTCGATTGATCGCTCGTCGACATCGCCCGGCGCGATGTGACCAGCAGCTATAAGGTTGCGCAGCCATTGGGCCGCGTACGGGTCGAACTCGTTGTAATAGGCGGCGTCGATGATGTTGAATCTCACAGTTCGTCGTCCTCCGCACTGGTCAAACGCTCGACGACATATTTGCGCACTTTTTCCGTGTCGACGAAAACGCCACCATCACCGTCGCGGTACTGCCACATCTCGGGATCGCGGGTGTAGAAGGTACGGTATTCACCTTTGATCTTGATCTTGCCGATGCTCTCGAACCGATACCTAGACAGCATCGCCTCGCGCGCCTTGTTGCCCGGCACGTCCTGCGAGCGGTCCATGAGAACTTCACTCAGTCGCGTCGCGTCGATCAGATCGTTCGAGATCAGTGGCTCGTCTCCGTCCGCGATGATGTCGAAGACGTTCTGGATGAACTCTGGCTGCGCCTGACGAATCATGTAGGTCTTCGCATCCGTGGCCGGCGCGTCACCCATTGGTCGGAAGTCTTCGGCCTGTTCGTGTTCCAGCAACCACTTCCGCAGGGCCGGTGCGCACTCTTCGATTGTCGCGTACAGCTTCTCGTAATAGTCCGGGTTCTCGCGCTTGAACTCGTCCAGCTTGTCCTTGCGCTGCCACTGACTGAACAGCACGCAGTAACGCCGGCCGTCGTCGTCCAGCGGTAGCGCGTCGCGGAAGTTGGAGAACAACAGGTAGCTCGTGGTGTTCACCGCGTCGTACGTGGCTTTACCCTTCGGGTGCACTTCGATGATCCTGTTCGTGATGAACGGCTTGATCCGGTTCAGCAGTTCGTACTTGTTGGTCGCCTTGATGAGACGGACTTCTTCAATGCAGGTGAGGCACTGGCCGACGACCCAATCGGTGAACGGCGATTCCAGGATGTGTGCGTTGAGCATCTGGACGTTCGACACGCCCATCACAGCGCGCATGAGGAACGCGAAGAACGACTTGCCGTCACCCTCGACACCTTGCAGCAGGATCGACCAGTTCACATGCTTGCCCGGATTCTGCACGACCCACGACAGCCAGTCGACGAACAGGCGGCGTTCTTCCGGCTTCACCAGCAGGTGTCGAACGTGATCCTTCACGCGGCGGATCGCCTTTTTGTCGCGCGGCAGCAGTTCGTCAGGCAGTTCCGGGATTTCGTGCTCGGGGTAGGTGTTCGCGAAGATGCCGTCCGCGCGGTGGAAGATCGGGTCCGCGCCCGGCTCATATCGGCGGCCGTTCACGACCGTAATTTTGAACTGGTTCAGCGCGAGCGCGGATGCGGTGTTGGTCGGAGAACTGCGACCTTCCAGCACGTCCTTTTTCGTCAGCGCTTTGCGGTCGTACATCGCGTTGAAGCCCTGCTGCGTGGCCGAGATTTTGCGCTTCGTGTCGAAGAATCGGTCGTCGCTCGTGTCGAACACCCACGTCTCGGCCCATCCCGGCGTCTTCTCGCCTTTCGCCGGCTGATACGCGATGGCTTTCTTCACCTCTGACAGCGGCGTTTTGCTGGCGGTGATGATGTCGAGGCGATCCTTCGCCAGCGCCGCGAGCGCCGAACGCGCCAGTCCGTCGATCTCCGCTTCACGCGCGGCGTCGCGGGCCTTGTTCCACTCGGCCAGGTCCTTCGCGTTCGCGAAGTTGTCGCGAAGTTTGAGGGTCAGCGCTGCACTCGTCTCGGCCGCCGCTTCTTTCGACAGGCGCAGGATGTAGCGCGCGGTGATCGGCGCACGCTTCTTGCCGTCGATGTCGAAATCCTTCCAGCGTCGTTCGAGCGCGTCGAGGTCGAAGTTGTCGGCCGTCTCGGACCACTCCTTCCAGAGTTCCATGCCTTCGTCGGCGCCGTCGAATTGATGGTGTAGCGCCATGCCCACCTGGACCCATGTGTCGTAGTCCTCTGGATTGGGCACCATCATCAGCCGGCCGCGCAGGTCTTCCTCGGTGATGTCGACCGGCCGCGTGTCTTCCATGAACGGATTGTCCAGGTCGACTTCCGACGCGCCCGGATCGCGGCGCTTCTTCACGATCTTCCAGTCGGATTCCTCGGCCGCGCGCTTCTCGAACCAGTCGATGAACGCCTGGCACTGTTCGACGGTGATGTCGATCAGGTCATTCTGTCGGATCGTCAGCGGGCCACCTTCGGCAACCGTGCTGCCGTTCTTATCCAGCTTTTCGGCGGGCCACACGTACGGCTTTCCGGTGTCCGGGTGCGTGTGGTACGCGACGAATTGCTGGCCGTCGCACAGGATTTCGATCTGGTGCAGATCACCCCATTCATCCTGGTATTTGTTGGACCGCATTTTGCGGAACGGGGAGTCAGTGCGGAACATCATCAACCGCTTCGGAGGCATGCCGATGCGGACAGGCCCGTCACCGAAAATCTCGCGCGCTTTCGCCTCCGCTTCGAGCGCGATTTCTTCGTTGCGTACGTCGATGTCGACGGTCGGGGTGCGTTTAGTCAGGATGCCGACGCCGGAATGGCGATGTCCTGACTCGATCCACTCATTAAGCTGCGCCTTCGTCGAACGGGCGCTACTCCAATTGTCAAATCCCGGTGCTTTTTTGCCGACCGCGATGGGGATGATGCTGTACCCATTGTCGATCAGCCGGGCACCGAGATATGCGAGTGGACCGCTGTTCTTCGGTGTGAATTCTTCGTTCATCAGTGGACCAGTTCTTCGATTTCCAGCGGGAACATGAGCCAATCGCGGCGCATAACCTTGCGACCGCACGCGCGTTCGACCTTCGTTGCCATTTGTGGCGAGAATTTACCTTCGCGGATCGCCGCATGAAGGTGCGAACGCTCGATGTCGCACTTGTCCGCGAGCGACGCCAAACTCGCACTTTCGGTCGCATGAATTGCGGCCAGATAGACGAGAAAACGCACTCGTCGACACGCCCGCGCGTGCGCACTGTTATCGGCACATTCCGGGCCTTCTACCCAGGACGGAAAGCTAACCATGTTTTACATTCTCCTTATCGGACGACAAAAAAGTGAACAAATTATCGCACATGTACTTGACGGACAGCAAACTCGCATGAGAAGATGCTGGTCATGCACTTATCGACATCGGGTGAAACGGTGGCAGCGGAATACGACAACACCAGCTTCGGAATTCAGCGTCGGAAGCGCGACGCGGAGCATCTGGAATTCGTTCGTGGCGTCGTCGCCGAGAGGTTGGAATTTGTGACATCCCAGGACAAAAGGGATCGCCTGATCCGCCTGGTCGCCGCGATGGACGAGGTGCTGAAAGACCTGAATTCGTGATTTGCAAATGCGCTGGCCTACGGCGGTAATCCGGCGCACCCATTTACCCGCCTTTTCTCACAATGGAGTAATACATGTCCTTCGACGCACAAATCGCAGAACTGAACACCAACATCAAAGCGCTGATCGCCGCGCTGGGCGCCGCATCGACTGGCGGCGCATCCGCAGCAGCCGACACCGGCACCGCGTCGACGGCGAAGTCGACCGGCACCAAAGGCAAGACCAAGACCGCCGAGAAGGCCGGCCCGACCCGCGAAGAGATGGTCGCCGCGCTGACCGAAGTGAAAGAGAAGTTCGGCGCCGCCGAAGCGAAGGCCATCATCTCGAAGGTCGGCGCCGCGAAGATGGCCGAGATCGCCGACGACAAGATTCAATCCGCGTTCACGCTGGCGAAGGCGAAGCTGGAAGCGTCGAGCGACGACGACAACAACGACGACGACGGCCTGTAATCCAGCATGACCGAGCACACGTTCAGCGTCGCAGAAATGCGCGCTGCGATTCAGAGGGTGATGGACGGCGGACACTCCGTTTTCTCACCCTCTGGATCGAAGATGTGGCTCGGTTGCGCGGGATCGCTGATTCCAAATCTGTTCGCGCCGGATGATTCCGGCAGGGATGCGGCCTACGGAACCGTGGGCCACATGGTAGGCGAAGAGTGGTTG